CTGTTACTTCGTAATCTATTTACGAATTGTGACGAACGGTTGTATAGCTTTATGAGTGGTTAATCCTGTGCATTAAATAAAGTTGGTGGTTCATTATCTTTTTCTTCTTTTTTTTCTTCCAACCTTTTTTTTGCTATGTTAAAATAATTCTCATCTTGTTCTATTCCAATTCCATTTCTATTGGTATTAACACAAGCTACCATAGTGCTACCGCTACCCATAGTAAAATCTAAAACCGTTTCGTTTTCATTTGTGTATGTTTTTATTAGGTACTCCATTAATTCAATAGGTTTTTGTGTTGGGTGGTTTACTTTATCTTTAGAACTATTGTGTACACATTTAATTTTTTCTATAACCCTACTTGGGTAAACAAAATCTGTTTGGTTATCTGTAAAAGTTTTACTATAATCTCCATAGTTATCAGTTGGTGTTGAGTGTTTTTTATTACCTGCTTTTACGGTTGTTCTTAATTCCATAATAGGGTTGTAAGTTGGTGGATTTTTATAAAAAACGCTTATTATTTCGTTATTTAATAAAGGCATTTTCTTTGCATTTAAAAATCCAGTTTTGGAATTCTTTTTCCAAATCCAATCATACTTATAGTTTTTAATATTACTCATTCGTAAAGCAGAACTAAAGGGTTCGCTGCCAAATAAGACTATTGCACCATTTGGTTTTATTATTCTATTGAGTTGCTCCCACATCAATTCAAAGTCTATAACACTATCCCATTTACAAGCAGTAGTTCCGAAAGGTGGGTCTGTAATAATAGCATCAATACTATTATCTTCAATTGTTCTCATTACTTCAAGGCAATCGCCTTTTATTAATCTAATCTCACTCATATCATTGCCGTTTATCATGGGTATATCTGTCCTTTTGTGTCTTGTAGGCAATAAGCCTCAAAGCCGTTTCAATTCATATTTCAAGTATTCATTGCCTTTGCTCACTTTGGTTTTTATAACCGTCATTTTGTAAATGCGCTTATCATCAAATCCGTAACGCTTTTGTAGTATATCTTGTAAAAGTTTCACGGGGTTATCTATATCCGATGACGCAGACGAAAAACCGAACTCGTAACAAATTGATAATTTTCCCTCTGGAATTTCCATATCAGGCATAAGCGCAAGTAACTTTCTTTCGTACTTCCTGTATTCGGGTGTCTTGAATCTCCTCCCTTGCCACGCTCGATTTACACTCATCGGTTTTACTTCTATTATTGGCATTTACTTTTTCATTTTTTCGTGGCGTTAAATTCATTCCTCACTACAACCCGTTCACCAACTCCGACTTGACGCGCTCTAATTCTTCTATCCTTTTTTCCAAATTTAACACTTTCGTTTGATATTCAATTACTTTCGCTTTGTAATCAAAGTACTTGTAGTTCCTATCAATCAACTCTTTCAAGCCTACAAAGCAATGTTTTGACGTTTTTATAATGCTTTCTAGTTCTGGTATCCTTTTACTGTTTGGGTTTTTTTCGTGAACCTCTACGCGTAGCTGTGACAGATACAAATAAATTACTCCCATGTGAGCAGTCGCAAAGCTGGGAGCGTTTAAAATTTCTTCCTCTGGCGTTTCGTTTTCAGTGGTTGTCAGTTTTTCGACTATATCACGCAAATCTTGCAGATTCTTTCCTTTTATATCTGCAATTTCTTCTTTCGTCAAATAGTTTTCAATTTTCATAGTTTAAATTTAAAATGGTGCTTCGTTTTTATCGACTTCGTAAAAGTTAGTATCTGGTACTATTGCGCTGTTTATTACTTCGATTTCTTCCTTTCCCTCTGGTTGTGCGTAATGCCTTATTAATTGGTTGCCAATTATCTCAGTCTCGTAATATTTCCCCGTTCTAATATCAAAGTGAAGTACTATCATACCCTTAATACCTATATTCGCTCCCTTTGCTTTTTCAATATGTATTTCGCTAAATTGCTCGGACTTGACGCGGTGGACAATTATAACACTTTTTGCATAGTTTCCCCACTCTGACCCCCCTTTCAACTCGTGATAGGTTGGAGGTTGTAACTTGCCGTCTTTTATTTTTGCGCTTCGAGGGTGTATAATCGTATGAAAATGTAAACCGCTACGCTCTACTATATCGTTGCCTAGTTGTAATGTTTTCGCTAGCCATTTATCTTCTCGCTCCCCGTCCGTATCGTGAAACATATGATTCCATGAATCAATAACAGCAGAAAAAATACCGTGTTCGCTTTGCATCTTCTCAGCTTCTAACCAAAATTGTGATGGGCTTAGTAGTTGATCTGACTTAATTATTTTAAAATAGTGCAGAATTTCGGGTAGGTATCTATCCAACTCCTGAACAGTTGCAAGGTTGTCAGTTTCTTGCCGTCCTTCATTTGTCCAGTAGTATTTCTCCATCCGCTTTCCTGTAACTTTGTGGAACAACTTTGCGATAATTTCCTCTTTGCTTCCAGCGTCGGGCATATTTATGAGGTGTTTATGGTCGTAATATTGCGAACAGTTCCAAATGGTTTCAATCATAAGTTCAGTCTTTCCCGATGCTGGGTATCCACTCCAATCGGTACGGCTACCTTCGCGAACCCCGTAGTGTCTATCAAGTGACTTGTGACCGATATAGTATCTTTTTGGGCCGCCTTTTTTTATGTAATGGCAGAGTTTATCACGAACGTCTGCTGGTTTTAAGAGATCCATCCTCTTTCCTTTTTAATCCTTAAAATAGTTTCTTCCATAGTTTCCTGTTGTCTAGGCTTTTCCGTCTCTGGTATTTCGTCCTCCCATCTTTTTTGGTTTAGATAGGTTAACGGGTTCGGGTGCGTGTATCCTTCAAATGGTTTATACTTTACGAATGCGTCTATTGTGTCCTTTATGGCTTTTAGTTCGGCATCTTTGAGTTTAGAGTATTTCTCTTGACATTTTTGTTTAGCGACCTTAGAAGGGTATTTGCTCCAAAAATCTTCAAAAGAAAAAACTATATTTTTCTCTTTCTCTTTCTCTTCCTCTTCCTCTTCCTTGGGGTTAGTCATAGGGTTAGTCATAGGGTTAGTCATAGGGTTAGTCATAGGGTTAGTCGTTGGGTCTATGTTATTGACTCGTTTCCAACCTTTTACACTACTTTCTATTGCGTGTCTTTGACTTTCATAGCAAAGATTAACAATAAAGTTTAGACCTTTAGGGTCTTCATCTAAAAACTGTTTATTAATAATTGATATTAAAAAATCTAGCTTATCTTTATCGTTATTCAATTCATTCAAAACGTCAAAATAACTACGCAAGAAATTAAACGCTTTTCTTTTAGTTGGCTTAAGCATAGCTATTTGATTTTTTATTATTGCATCTTTGGCAAAGGGACTGTTTATTTTCTAAACTATCACTACCTCCTTTTGATAATGGCTTAATGTGGTCTATTTCTAAAAACATTTCCCCATCATGTATTGCATCTAATTTATTCCAATTCTCTGCTACATTAAATTTTTTATTACAGTACACACATGAATAATTTGATTTTTCATACACACGGAATCTGTGTATTTTGTTTTTGTTTTTTGCCATATTCGAAGTATTTTAAATAAAAAACCCCCTGTCTTGCTAGCCGTGTGGGAAGGCGTTACAAAACAGAGGGTAAAACTAAAACCTTTGTAGTTCCCACACTACTTAGATTCTGCTAATATACGAATTTATTTTAATTCATCCAGTATAGAAACCTGTTTAACATCATCTTTAAATCTATTTTTTGCTAACTGTAAATTAATTTTAGCCTGTTTAAAATAGCTATCTTTTAATTCTATTCCTATTGCTTTTCGTCCTAATGAAACAGGGCTATAAACATCTGTTCCAACCCCCATGAAAGGACTAAGTACAATTTCGTTAGGATTTGAGTATAAATCAACTAACCTATCCAAAACGTCTAATTGTGTCGGAGTTACGTGTTTTTCGTCATCATCTTCTTTTGAATCCTTAAACTCTAAACAATGACCCTCACGAACATCATCCCAAACGCTAGAGGCGTAACGTTGCCAAATGTAGTGATTCTTTTTGGTTATCTTGTTTGGGTCGTCATTTTTACATAAATAATCCCATAATTCAGAAGTTGATTTAAATTTTGGATTTTCTTTATAATTATTCCATGCGTTTAACATCTCTTGTAAAATTGGTTTAGAGCCAGCATAATAACTCAGCCCAAATTTATGTTTTACTGGTACTTCATTCTCGCCTTTCTTTTTAAATACCAATATATAATCAGGATTAGCGGTAAAACATTTCGTAGAATCTTCAACTATAAACTTATGCATTAAAGATTGAACCATTGTACGAATACGAACCTTTAAAGGCTCTTTCCATACCGTTATACGGTTCTTATATTCAAATCCATGCTTTTTATATAGTTTAATAATCTCGCTAGGGAAATCTAGTAGCGTACCGTTCACCTGACAAAAATCGGTAACGTGTAAGGCGTTTATTCTACCTTTTTTTGTAACCCTTGAAAGTTCTTTCACTAAAAACTCAAATTGATTTAAAAACTCGTCATTATTACTCACGTTACTCAAATCTCTTACATCGCTAGAATATGTATAAAGATTTGCAAAAGGGGGGCTATATATACACAAATCTATACTTTCATCTTTAAATGTTGATATAACGTTCATGCAATCTCCATTATAAATACTATAATTTTCTTCGTGAATTTGGTCTTTTACTTTTTCCATTTTAAATAAAATTAGGTTTTTTCACTTCTTGATTAAATTCTTTTTTCACTTCGCTGTAAGAAGTGTTAACAGCTTGTGTAAGGTTTTCATGTAACTCTATTGCTTTTTGTGTTTTTTGATCTAGTGCTTCTATTACTCTAGTTTGACCGTCAGAAATTACCATATCAATAGTAACATCGTTTTTCTGTCCAAATCTCCAAAAACGTCGAATAGCTTGGTAGTATTGTTCGTAGCTCCATGTTGGAAAGAATGTTGAATGGTTACAATGTTGCCAGTTTAAACCCATTCCAGTCATTTTAGCCTTGGTAATAATTCTATCAATATTTCCCTTTGCGAAATTAATTAAAATATCTTCTTTTTTGTCAATAGACATTGATCCACGTATTTCAACTGCATCAGAATCTAATTCGTTAATTAGTGAACTTTCTTCATTGAAATTAACCCAATAAACAGACGTTTTACCCTCTGCTAATCCTACTGCTTTTTCGCTTCTATCGTTAATCGTTTGCTTTTGCTCATGTCTAACCTCTGTCATTGATTTTGCGATAGGTGTAAACATTTGAACCTGACCGTTAACATCTATCAAAGATTGATTTTCAACTATGTGTTTATTAACTATTAACTCTGGTAAAATATACCTTTCATTTGAAAAACCAATATCGGAAGGCATCTTTACCATCATTGCCCATTGATTTATCCATGAGAAAAAATCTTTTTCAGCGTGTGGTTTTAAATAAAACTTTTCTCCAATATTACGGTTGTTACTGTCTACGCTGTTTTGATTGTTTTTAAAGAACTTACCTAGCATATCCATATACCCCATATATCCCAACGCTTCAGAACTTGTTCCAAGTTCAATAAAATCATTAGGCGCAGGTGTAGCCGTACTTAAAAACCTGTAAGGTATTTTTTTAACAAACGCTGTAACCTCGCTTTTTATCTTTCCGTCAAAGTTTTTCAATATGCTAGATTCATCTAAAATAACCCCCTCAAAATCCTTAGAGTCTAGATAGTGTAAACGTTCGTAATTACACACTACTATCTTTTTAGTGTGCTTTCCTTTTATCGTTTGCTCAATGTCATCAATACCTATCTTTGCAGCTTCATCTATAAACTGAAAACCAACGGCTAAAGGCGTTAATATAAGAACTTTTTTATTTGTATGGTTAACAATGTTCTGAGCGATAGATAACTGCATTAACGTTTTTCCTAGTCCAGTATCTGCAAATATTGCCATACGTCCTTTATTTACTGCCTTTTCA